TCGCCATAAATGGCAATGTTAGATAGTCAAACAAACCGCGCTGCTGTGATTGCGTTGTTGTTGACTGATTAGGTACAACACCAAGCGCTGCTAGTGGTGCGGCAAGTGATGCTTGTGGCGCACCTGTGTAGCCTGCGTATTGCTGACGCGCTGCATCAATCAATGACTGCTGCAATGCCTGCTGCATCAAGCCCTGCTGCATTTGCTGCTGCTGGATTGTTTGGCCTGTCTGGAACGCTTGCTGACCTAGACTGCCAAGCTGTGAAGCTGCACCCAAGCGTGCTGCGCGATCTCGCATTGCTGCGTCCATTGCTTGGGTGTAACCTGCTTGACGCTGCTGCGCTGCAATGTCGCCTGCCATGCGTCCGTATTCGCCAGCCATAACGCCCTCTGCTACACCTTGGCGTGAACCACCGAATGCGCGTGCCGCTGTAGCCTGTGCGCCTAGCGTGTTCATAGCCATCTGACGCTGACGTTCAATGTCTTGCTGTGTGCGATCAATGACTGCACTCGTGTATGGGTTCATGTAAGAGCCGACCTGAAGTGGGCCTTGCATGGCTTGGCGTGTCCCGCCGATTGCGCCCTGCAGAGACTGAGCTGCTGCTTGGTTTACGTTAAATGGTTGAGGCTGATATGCTGCCCCTGTTTGCGCAGTAGGCTGCGCTGCCATTGTTGGTGCTGGTGCTGCTGCGCCCATTATACTTCTCCTAAAACATTTATAATCATTACGCCTCGACCTTTCTAACGAGGGTTTTCAAGATCTCTGCTGCAGTTTCAGCGTCATAGTTACCCATTCCAAAATCTTTTAGAATTTGTTTTGCATCGTTTCGTCTTACATTTTTGAATGCATCAGGGTTTTCGGCTATGGCTGCCGTTGCGGTGGCCTCTGTTGATAGTCTGGTCAAGACCTCTTTAGAAGTTTTTGCATCGTAAGCTGGAAGCCCTAAATCTATCACAGCTTGTTTTGCTGCATTGCCAGAAAGATTTTTGTAAGCGCTTGGGTTTTCAGAAATTGCAATCGCTGCGCTAGCTTCGCTTCGATCCCTCTCAGCCGCCTGCTCAAGTTCTGAGCGCTCCTGCCCCTTACTCTGTGGCTTGTTTTGCTCATACGCAATAGCAGCTTCAGTTGCAGTCATACCCAGTAATGGCGCTGCTTGCACATAATCACTTAGAGTTTCTAGCTTAGGGGGCTGTGAACTTGGTGCGGAAGGTGTCAAAAGCCCATCAAGCGCACGACTTAGAACTGTACCCTCTGGGTCATAATCTGGATCAGTTAGGCTGCGATACAGGTCTGCGCCGAAGGTGTCTTCTGGTATCTGAGGAGGCAAGAACTGACTTAAATCGTCGGCAGCAAAAAGCTGTGACTGGAAGTCCAGTTGCTGGCTTGTTATGGGTTCAAAGGGCGCGTCATCCTTAGCGGGTTGAGTATATCCTGCTGCTGCGGCTAAGGCTGGATCAACTTGACCTACATTATAACCCACGCTTACTGTTGAGCCATATGGGTTTTGATACAGGTCACTTGGCCCCCTATCATCATCACCTGCATAAACGGAATAATCAAACCCTTGCGTAGATGTTCCAAGAGGAAAGTCAGACGCTGAATAAATTGGTGAAGGCTCGCCATCTAACCCTGTTGTGTAGAAGTCTTCACGAACAGGCTCTATTCCAAGCTGTTCTTGCGCAGCCTGAACTGCTGCAATTCCTTCTGCGCTTGGGTCAAGTGTGCCTACAATTTGTCCTGTCAGTTCACTTACGAACGGATTAGTATAGTCAATATCTGGATTTTTGTATTGAATTGCCTGACCTGCTGTTCTTGGTATCTCTCCAGTTAACTCTAGCGCCTCTATAGCAGCAGCGGTTGCCAAGTCATAGGGTGTAGGCTCCCCTACTGGCTGACCTGTGGGGTCTATCGGCTCAGGTGTTGGCGCTGGAAAATCAAGAGGTTCTAGTGGCGTTAGAGCAATAGGATCACCAGGCAGGGCCTCATCAATCGGTACAAGAGGTACATCCACTGGAACCTCTACAGGTATCTCAGGAACAAACGGTATCTCTGGGATGAGGATGTCATCAATCGGCGCAACTGGAGCAACTGGCGCAAAAGGCGGCTGATCAGAAGATGGTGGCGGGGGCGCAACTGGTGCAACTGGTGCAACTGGTGCAACAGGAGAAATGGGGGTAAACTCGCCAGTGACAGGATTGATAAACAAGCTCTCAATAAGGTTGAACTGTGCAGGTCTGCGTCTTGCAAACTCGCCAAGAGATTGCTCAAACATAGGCGCAGAGGAATAACCACGAACACCACCAGCAAAGGTCTGAGGCGCAGGCATGCCAGCCATTGGATCGCCAGCCTCTAGTCCAAAAGACCCTGCTGTACTTGCTAAGTTTCGCATAGATGTTTCCTGCAACGGCGTCAATGCAGCAACGTCTGCGCCGTAGTAGGGCGTGTATCCAATTCTACTAATAACGTCAGCGCGCTCAAGATTGCGCTTTGCCGCTTCCTCAATGTACTCAGGTACTTCAACGGTTGTTGTTGTTGACCCGCCCTTGCCGCCTGCCATTATTCAAACTCCTTAACATATGACGCATGCAACGGCTTCCAGCCATGCTTCGTCAAAGGTTTTTTCCATCCATAGCGGCCCGTTATCGTCAACGCTACACATCCTTGTGCTTTTGACCATGCTATCACATCTTCATGCATATCCAAAAGCTGATCTAATTCGCCACCGCCTAGAAAGACATTTAGCACCTTTTTTCTAGGATATACCACAATTTCAGTAACTATGCACCCCTTCGGCGCAGGCCACAACTGCATCTTGCCCAAAGCAAGTCCAGCCTCCACGTCGTCAAAGTTGTGCGTGCCGCCTGAATACTCCAAAGCCGCCTCTATCCAAGGGCGGCATCTTTCTAGCTCTGTCTGACCGTTATCAAGCATGTATCCTCGTAATAGCTAGAGTTGAGGCAGGCGATGCAGGCGCGAATGATGTTGCCGCCGTAGCGTTCAAGCTGCCATTAGTGCTATCCACAGCCCACTTAACTTCTAAGTAATCATCGTCATCTACGTCAAAGATTGCAGCGCGGGATACAACCAAGTTTGCACCGTTTTGGTGCAGCACATTTACCATAGTAGAACCTGCCACGTTTGTACCATTGATTGCAGGCCAAAAGTAAAAGGTTACATCGCTAGAGGATGAGGATGTTATCTCAGCAGTGAACGTGATTAAATACTCGCCACCTTCCTCAAAGACAATACGCTCGTTATTGGTAGCGTCACGATCAATCTTAAAGTTACCGCTGGGCGCATCGTAGGTAATAGAGTATGCCGTATCTGCCGATGCCGCCGTAACATCTGTGCTGCGAATAAATGTTGCGTGACCGCCCTCTAGTATAACCTGACGATACTCACCGTTCTTAGACACAACAGGATATTGGTTTTCTCTGTCGTAAAGAAGGATGCCGTCCTCTGACGCAGCAGAATAATCCTCAACACTATCTAGCTGGTTCAAAGCCCGCGCAAGATAACGGCGCAGGTTTTCACCCCACGCCGATAAGTTTTCCGTTAGTGGCGGTATAACTCTCATCGTTTACTGCCTGCCTTGGCTTCGATCCGCATAACGCCCACACGCCAATCATCTGCAGCATTGCCCTCAACACGCATTCTAATCTGACGACCTGTAAAGCGCACGTCAGTTGGATTGCTCATTGTGAATGGCCCATGCTCAGTTTCTGATGCATTCGGATAGAAGCGTGTTTTAAATTTTGCGGTTACATCGCCTTGCGTTTTTTCGTCAGGGATTAAGCTAGTCACGCGCATTGTGCGATCACCTGCACCGATTGAAATAGGGCCAGTTTCTGCAAACGGTGTGCTGCTGCCGTAGCTATAGCCAATTTCATGCTCGTATAGCTCACCGTCTGCATCAACCCAAAGCGGATCGCGGAACACACCACGATCAACCCCGGACGTGCGATCTAGCTCACCAATAGACCAGATGTTTTCAACGTAGTCATACGCCACATAACGGTCACACTCCGTAGAGCCACGGCTAGGGTAGAACCACCAAATTTCATTCCACTGAGCATTCGGCACTGCTGCAATCTTACTGCGCTGGTCTGTGTTCATATCGCTAAAGACATAGTCGCCAACTTCGCATGGGATTTCTTGCACGCGACCACCTGAGTAAAGGAAAAAGCTGCGCCGCCCCATCCAGATTGCGCCAGTATCAACAGACGCAATTGCCTTGGCTGCGATCAATCCGCATGATGTACCAACACGCTCAAAGCCATACACAAAGGGCGGGCCTTGGTATGTTGCTGTATGCGCGTCTTGATCCGTGAGTACAAGTGACTGACCGCGTGTCCTAATGCCAGCCATAATCGTGCCGCTTGTTTGTAGCTCAATATCGCCAGCTTCGTTTGTGGCTGCTGGTGTCCAAGTCGTGTTATCTTCACGATCACACCACTGCACCTTGCGAGGATTGCCGCCTGCACCAAGTGCAAACACAAAGCGCTCTTCCGTCACCATCATAGCTGTGTTGCTTGTGGGCGCATTAGATAGTGCAGCAGCGTCAGAACCTGAGCCAAGCTGCCATTCTAAAATCTTGCCATCGTCTGTTGAGCATGCAAGTAAGTATTCACCAAATGTATCTAGTGACCAAGTTGTAGCTTTTAGCAAAACACCGCTGTCCGAGCGTGGCGTTCCATAATACTCATTGCCATAAGTACCACCGCCAAAGCCTGCGTTTGTTCCTGCATCAACACGACCATCTGTGAATGTGGCAGGCGTAACATCGTAGATTGTGTTACTGGAAGTCATAACCTTAAGCGCGTCATGCATTCCTGCTGCAACATAACGATTGCCTGAGTTATCTTCCCAAGCAAGCATGCCGCGCACTGTTCCACTAAAATCTACTGTACCGCGCTCACGCCAACCGCCAATTGGACGCAGCGCATCCTCATGCCAACGCACAAGGTTAGCATCACGCCAACGGCCCTGCTGCATATAGTCAGTGCCGTTGCGGTAAACACCTTTTGGTATTTGTAGGGGTATTAGAGGCATTTACCATGCTCCCCTCATTACGGTTCTACAGGCCAATCATCATCGCCCATATTAGGCCATGCGTCTAAATCTGTAACGTCACGCAACTCTTGACGATACGTTGCCCAAGCTGTTTTGTCCTCATTGCTGAGAGGGCTGTCATTCATCTGCGTCCAATCGGTATCAGACAATAGCTTGTTGCGTGTTGCGCGATTAGTCTCAGCAGCCGTTGCATCTAACGTTGCTTGGTAAGCGGTTTCCTGTTCAGCCTTTGTGCCAAGTTCTTCATCATCCGCGAACATGTCACGCGCGACATACTTCTCAACCCAGTTGCCATTTGCGTCTTGCTCAACACCATCACGCACAGACGTTTGATACGCTGTGGTGGTAGCCGCAGGACTGCGTAGCACTGGGTCTAGGTCTAGTGCGTCAAGCACATTGTCATTCCATACGCGGGGCAAAGACATGTTGGGGTTAGCTGCTCGCCATTGCCCCTGCGTTTTAACTTCGCCTGTTGTTCTGTTGCGATATTCTGACATGATTGAAAGTCTCCTGTGTCAGTTGATTATGCGATTGCGTAGAAGATGTAGGTTTCACCGTTACCATTATTTGTGTTATTTGCACTATTTACAATAAAACCTGAATTATCTGGCTCTATATCATTTGCATCCTGCGACACTTGAGCCGCTGTGCTACTCAATTTTAAATGTGGGTTTACCGCTGTGGTAATCCCTCTAACACTATCAAATAGCAACCAATCCGTGCTGTTTTGAGTTGTGCATTTAATAAGAACAAATCTTGCCCCTGCGCTAAATCCGCAATCTATTGTTTGGCTTGCACCTGTACCTGTGTAAGTGCCCACTTTAGATACACCATCAAGTGACGTAAATAGATAAGCTATGTGATCCTCACCTGAATAAGACAACATTTTTGGGAAATGTGTGGCGGTAAAGTTAGATATAGATGAATATGTGCTACCAAACGAAGTGCTATCTAACTTTGATGCATTATCAGAACTTGCTAAAGTGTGAACCACATGAAAGCCGTAAGTGTTTGATAAACCCCTACTTATCATAAGCTGCGGGGCGACACCAAGGTTGTGTGGGGTTTGCCCATACGAACCGTCACCCCTGTAATAAACAACGTCAAAAAATCCACGTGCCCTTTTAAACATATAAAAAATTGTATCGTTTGATTGACTGCCGTAAATATTAAAGTCCACACCGTCCATGTGGTCAAATGTGGTGTAGTATGCAGTGCTTGATACAGTGGCTTGAACTACATTTGAATTTAATTGCAGATATTTTGGTGCGCCTGTCAGCCTTGTAAATGCATAATGGCCATCTGTGGCCTCTTTTTTCTTATGCCACGCAAAATCTGTAACAAAGTCAGACGTTACAAATGAATTAGGATTGGTCTTTTCTTCTACATGAAAAACATCATCCGCACTGGTCGGTGTTCCCATTTGACCACGCCGTATGGCAATATAAATGTAGTTACCGCCAGATGCATTCCAATTTGTTCCCGCTGATCTAGGCTGAAAACCGTTTGACAACGGATCAAATGCTCTTACAGTGTCTGATCCAGCCTCTGCGCTAGTTAAATGCGGTTGTAAATATTTATAACCACTTATAGTGAAATTTCTCATGTTGTCAAATATCAGCCAAGGCCCAGTGGCGTTTGCCCTTTTAATAAGCACCCATTGCGGCTCCCATCCAAGATCAATTTTTGGCCCGATGGTGTTTCCATTACCAGTATAACTGCCGCATTTGATGACATCTAAATCAGCATCAGGGCCGAACTCACCGTCATCATCGTTGTGAGCGAATAAGTAGGCTACGTAGGTTGTGCCAGAACCATTAGTTACGCTACTTCCACCAAGCGTAAAATCTGTTGAAGTAGGGGCCGTGTCATTCCAGTACGAA